GCTGCCATATTGATCGTGGTCTTGCTGATGTTCATCGTCGCATCTCCCGGTTGAGTGTTTCGCTCGCAACCCCTCAGTTGCTCGCATGGGTACAGAATACACTATCGGCGCAACATGTCAACACTCTTTCGGGGAATCTCGAAAGATTTTTGGAATGTCACTGAATTGGCTGGGGCTGTCAGGGCAATTCGTTGTCAACCACTGGCCCGTAAACGTACAGCCGTGAACCGCGCAACCATCCGCCCTGTGGCGATGGATACGTCTTCGCCGGGCTGGCTGTGCTGCCGTAATTGCGAGACCACACCACGCTCGCATCGGTCGCAGAATATGCCACCAGTCCGCCCGTGCTCGGGAACGTGCTGCGGCTGCGGACCTCGATTGACACTCTGCCAGGGCTGACATATCGCGGATCAATAAACCCAAGGCTGCCGGCTGCCTGAAAATGGATGTCGATGTTTGCCTCAATCAATCCAATTGCTGGGCTGTTGTCCGTCACATTCGTGGCCCCAAACGGATTGACCCGAACATTCGAAACCACGCCTTCCGTGTTCTCCGGAAACAGTGCCAGCACCGCGTTGACGATGTCCGTTCCGCTGCACTGCCAATCCAGCCATGACGTGGTTTTGTTTGCCAGTCCCGTGCCTGCCTGTGGCTTGAACAGGATGCGAAATTCTCCGGAGTTGTAACGCTCGTATGGCCCTGTGTACCACCGCCAGCGATAGGTGCGGGAAATACTGCCGGCATACGCAACACCGCCAGCCGTCGGCCCCTGTGTGTTGTTGTTGTTGCTCCACAGGATCGGCGTTGTACCTTCGCTGAATGTCAGCACCGGCGCGTAAATCCGGTCTGCATCCACCCCCAGTGGACTGTAAAACGTTCCGATCAGCAGCTTTTTTGTTGGCGTCTTGTATTCACTTCCGCCAAGGTTGTATTCCTTCGTTGCTGTCGGTGACGTTGTCGGGACAAACCGCCTTTCATAGTAATACGCCAGTCGGTCTGTTGCGCTGCCGTCCAGCAATTGGCTGACCGCCGCGTTATTGTCCAGCGTTGCCGTTGTGCTGATTTCTGATTCGTCGAACTCTGTGAACGTGCCTGCTGCAATGTCAACAATCGTCCCGGCTTTCTCGCTGGTGTTGTAGGTTCTGCGCCGGACACACACAGCCACCTTACCAGATTGTGCCAATCCTGCAGCCCATGCCCACCGCCCACCCCAAATGTCTGCGTTGACATACCGCCGCCAGATCCGTGACCACGGGCTGCCGACCGTCCAGCCCTCGACCGTCCTTCCGTTCGTGCCCTGAAACCCCCACACCAGCACGCTGTTGCTGGCCCCTGCGTACAGATCCAGCTCAATGTCTGACGTGCTGAGTGTTGAGACCGTCGGCACCGTGCCCGCTGTTTCCGTCATCAGCTTTGTTGCTGCTGTGCCAGTTGCTCCCAATCCGAAGATCCGCCCAACGTGGCTGGTGATTGCCCCCGTGGACGTGCTCCAGCTCACCGCCGCCGCTCTGGTGTCCCGTGTCCCGGTCGGTGGTGGCGGAAACGATACAGGGCAGGTTCCGGACCGCAACTCGCCGTCATAGGTTCCAGAGGTCAACGGTTCTTCCGCCGGCCCCGGATTGCAGGTGTCCGACACGAGCACCCACGTTGACGTTCCGGCGTTCCACTGGAACGTGCAGGAACCTGAACCGCCAGCGGAATACGTCGTGCTGAACCTTGCGCCGTCGATGTCGCCCGTGGATTGTGACCATGTCACGTCCAGATTGATTGCCGCATCCGGCCACGGCCCACCTGTCACCGTCGCCGCTGTGCAATCTGCCGTTGCCTCAAACAGCGTTTTCACTACGCCTGCCGTTGCGTTGTATGGCAGCGTAATAATCTCCGCAGATGTCTTTGTTCTTATCTCGACATTCCCGCCCTGCAGCGTGTGCCTGTGCAAAATGTATTCTTTGTTCGCCGTGTTCGTCGTGTAGTCAACCCATTCAATGGCAGGGTCAACGGAATGCGGCATGAGATAGTCACCGCCAGACAACCCAACTGGCGATGTCATGCGGGTCAGGTTCAAGAACTGGAACCCAGACACCTGATTCTGAAAAATGATCGGCTGAACAAAAACGCCCTGCATCGTCGCCGATTCAACTTCAGATCCGTCCGTGCTGTCCAGCTTCACCAGCTTCAGGCACTGCGCTGCGTTCGCGGTAGCCGCTCCGGTTGTCGGATGCCTTCGCGGTGCGTCCGCCGTGCCGAAATAACCCATTCCGGCCACGCCAATGTATTTGTCCATTGACGTGTATTCGTTCACCACCCCGCTGATTCGATCAGCCCCGTAATGCTGCGCCCACAATGCACCCGGCCCGTACTCCCATTCAGTCACGCCAGTGCTGGCGGTCAGTCCTTTGATCGTCACGGGTTCAACGGTCTTGCATCTGCAGCATCGGCCCAACAGCATCAGAACACCTCACGCGCAGTCTGCTGCGTATACTCGCCATTCGCCATTCAACCACCGGGCTTGGACAATCGTCGTTGCGGGAAGGCTGATCCGAAGAAACCGATTGACCACGGTTTCATTCCGTCCCGTGTCAACCATGTTGCCGTTCGTGTCCTTGTCCCATACGGACATCGTTGCCGTTGCTGGCCCCGTTCCGAAGTCGCTCGCTGGTGCCAAATCGCCATCCAGCTTGCCACTGATGTCCATCGGTTGGCCGACTTGCTGCCCCATCATCCGCGCCATTACGGATTCAATGGCAATCGTCAACTCATTCAGGCCAGCAGCCGTCAGCCGCTGCCCTTTGGCGAACTTCTCGGGGTGTTTATCGCCTTGCGTCATGATTGCGCCGTCCACAACGTGTTGAAGTTAAACGTCTGGAACATGGGATCATTTGAATCAGCAGACAGCACCCGGTCATAATCTGCCGTATCATCTCGCCACTGGTGATTCCAACCGTAGACCACATTTGCTTCGGGATCGTTTGCCACTCTAGGCGATGTCGTCAACGCCTTTTGTGACTTCGCGGAGAATCTCAGCGTGATTTTCCGTGTACTGAATTGCCCATTCGTACTAAGGGTGATTTCATCTGAAAAGCCCTCAAACAACAGCGTTTCCGGCCTGAATGTCTGCGGGCTGCCCGGCATTCGAAAATTACTCTCGTTGACACATCCCTTCATTTTCGCGTGACATCCGCCGGCAATGCTTTGTTGTCCGTCTCCCACTTGCAACTTCTACCCAGCACCGTCCGGAATTCCAGATTGCTCTGCTGCGTGTAGGTGCACCATGTGCCGGCAGGCAGTGGCGTCGGGTCGTTCGGGTCTTGCTGCTGCTCCTCATCAATCTGCATCGGGCTGTAAGTAATCGTAATTTTCGCCAGCGTGTCGTGCCTGAGTTGCTGCGTGTTCGGATCTGCAATCGACTCAACAACCGGCTTCGGTGTCAATTTGTCGATTGTGAATTTGTCGGCTCGCACGCTCGGCCAGTATGATGAATACGACGCCGGCTTACCGAAAACACCGCTGCTGTAATGCGCTGCAATGAATGTCCATCGGTCATCCCACGCCGTCAGAAACATTCGCGTGAATGACAGCTCGCCGGACCTGTCGCCGGATTCCTGCGGACTGTCTTCGTGCTCAACAAATGCCGGGTAACTCATCTGCGTTTATCCCAAAATCGGAACCAGTGGCAGCCCCGTGATTCCTGTGGCAATCGCCCGCTGGACTTCCAGCGACTGTTTCGCCAGTTCAATCTGCTGCTTCTGCATTTCTTCCTGTTTCTTTGGTGCCAGTTGATCCTGCAGCCGCTGGAACATCTGCAAGGCTCCGCCGCGTTCGATCTGCACTTGCTCCGCTGCGGCTGCCATCGTTTGTTCGGCCATCGGTATCAATGCGGGTGCTGCCGGTCGCTCGATTTGCTGCCCCTGTTTTCGCTTCTCCGCTTCGCGTCCGGCTTCCTGCGCTGCTGTGATGCGGCCCTGTCTGATCAATGCCAGTTCGGCCTGCAGTCCCGGCAGGATGCCTGTCAGGTCGCTCGTGCTGCTTTTCAGTGCGGACTGCTGCAGTGTCGGCAGCTCCATCCGTTTTTCGCCACCGAACAACACGCCCGGACTCATGTTGTGGGCAATGGCCTTTGCCGTATCAACGGCCATTGTGGCCATATTCGAAAAACTGTTGCCGATGTCACTCAGGACATTAGACGCCAGATTCTTCAGGCTGCCGAAAATGTACCCAATCGCAAACCCCAAGTCCTCCAGATTGTTCCTCATCTCAGTCCATTTTGCCATCGCATTCCCGGCAAAGACGGCAGCCGCTGAACTGGCGTTATTGATCGGCTCCACAATGCCCTGGATTGCTGACACCATCTGATTCGCCATCGGCAAAAATGCGGTGCCGATCTGAATGGCAAGTTGCTCAATGCTGGTCTGCAGTTTGCCAAACATCCCGCCTGTTGTCTGCGCAATTCGCTCATTCATTCCGGCTAATCGCCCGCCGCCCGTGGTCAGTCCCTCCAGTGCCTGCCTCACCATGTCGTAAGAAATCAGTCCGTTTTCCATGTCCTTCTTCAGGTCCACCATGCTCCGGCCTGTGGACTTGCTAATTTCAAACAACGGCGAAAAGCCGCTGTTGATCAACTGGTTTGCTTCTTGGCCCATCAGTCGGCCAGCCGCCTTGACCTGCGCCATACCACGCGCCAGCAGCATCAGTTGTTCCACGTCACCCTGTGCCACTTCTGTCAGATTTGTCAGGATGCCGAACGCTTCCTCAGTGCCCACGCCAAAATTCATCATCAGCTTTTGAGCCTGGGACAACTCCTGCAGACCGAAGACGGTTGTTTTCTTGTCCAGTTTTCGCATGTCATCCAGCAGCGTTTTCGCCTTCTCTGCGCTGCCGGTCAGCACCTCAAACGATATCGCGGTTTTCTCCGCATCCATCGTCAGTTGTGCCATCTTGACCGCCCCCGCAGTCACGCCCAACGCCGCCAGCGTGCCGCCGATCCCGCTGAATGCACTCCGGATGCCAGACAACGCACTGCCTGTGCGCTTCGCTGCTGCGGTCATGCCATCCATTGCAGATGATGCACGCCGCGCCTGCGTGTCCACCTGCCGCATCCCGTCGGCAGAAAAAATGACCTGTGCCTCTTGAACTGTCACAGCCATTATTTTGCGTCCTGTTTCTGCCAGATGTCTTCAGGGCACCACATTCCCGCCCACGCCAATGCCTGGTACATCGTCAGTGTGCCGATCTGCTCCGGCGTCCATCCGTACCGCTCGGACATATTCCGGAAGATCGTGGCCCACGGAACTGTTCTGCGTGACGGCAGATTGACACCCCCGCCACCGGGTGATTTCAGTTTCCCAGCTCTGGCCGTTCTTCCGCCTTGTGTAGCGCGTGAATGATGGCCTTGATATCACTGAACCACTCGACGAAGTCGCAGCCCAACTGAATGCCGCGTTCAATCGGCAGCGAAGGAGGAAACTCCTCCGGATGATGCACTGACAACGCCCGCCAGACGGAATACCCGATCCCGCGCAGCGATTCGTCGAATCGTTCTTCATCCTGCAGTGTGGCAATCAATGGACGTGCTGCCACGTCTGCTGCAATCTTGAATGCCGCTTGCCTCTGTGCAGGATCTTTGATTTCCTCCAGTCCTGCATACGGGCTGCCCATACGCTGCAGGATAGCCTGTTCTTTAAGCGCGTGATCGGCCAGCGTCCGAACCGCCAGCCGATACACGCGCCCGTCTTTTGTCAGTTCGATGGCCCGTCGGCCAATCAGATTGAACAACCCGTCCGCCACGGTCTTCACTCCTCAAAAAATGGTCATGCAATGATGTCAAACGCTGTGCCCGACTTCGACGGCGCACCCTGCCCGTCGAATGCGTAATCAATCGCCACCGGGTCTCCACTGTCAGCGTCAAGCGTGATCGGCCCCACCTCAGTAATGACGATGGTGCCGCTGATGTAGTCGTCTGAGTCTGCATGGAACTGCGCCGCCACTTCGTCACCGCGTGCCAGTGGCTGCGCCCCGCCAGCGTGCAGCATGACAGTAACAGTGCCGGACCACTCACCCACGCCAACCGTGGTTTTGCGCCAACCGCCTGTGCTGTTCGTTGCGTACTTTGCGGACGCTCCGCCGATCGTCAATTCCCACTTGCCTGTGTGGTCAACCTCGGTCGGAGATGCCCCCGTTTTGAATGTCATTGACTTGCCGGTAAATGGTGTTCCTGCTGCCATTGTATTTGCTCCTCATTACGGTTTTGCGGTTGCTGAATAGAGAATACCAATTTTTAGATTTGTGGCGGTCGTGGCCACGCCCAGGATCGTGACGAAGTCCCCTGTGGCCAGATCGGCATAAGGTGCAATTCCTCCGGCGTTCACACTGCAGACGTAGACCTGTCCAACAGTGAACGCCGAATTGAATGTCAGGTTTCCGCCGTAGCAGTATTGAAGGGGCTGCCCGTCGCTTGCCCCGTGCAATGCAATCCCAATGGCCTTGGACGATGCCAGGACATCCGCATCGCAGGGCTTCAGCTTGTTGCTGGCCGTCGTGTCTGCATACACCGGCTGCCCGGCTGTCACAGTCCCGCCGGCGGTGCCGTATCCAATCAGGCTGGTGGCGGTCTTCACCACGCTCGCCGCTGTCACTGAAACGTCTGCCATGCCTTAGACTCCCACGTGCATCAGATCGAACTGAACCGCTGTCGTCCAGACGCCTGTTGCGTCGTCCTGTGTTGTCGTCATTTGCCCTGACGGCTTCGCGGTCGCAATCTCCACCGCGCTGCCTGTGAATCCCTGATTCTGCCAGCTCGTGACGGCCTGCTGTGCAATCGCTTTGCTGCGGTCGTAATCAATCGACATGCAACCCAGCGTCAATGATGTCCGCCAGCCCTGACTGCTATTTGTTCGCCAGGCTGGCTCACTCACCGCATCGAACACCACCAGATCGTCAAAATACCCGTCATCATCCGCGTCATCGTCCAGTGTCTCAGCGTACTGATCGACACTGGCCACCAGCCTTTCAACCGGGACAAGGTCGCACAGTGCAGCCGTAGCGGCCCACCATTCGCCGATTGCCCGATCAATGCCAGTCTCTGCCATT